TTATAATTTAGATGTATTGTTTTTCACTTCTGCCATATCTTTCTGAATTTGAATGATTGGTTTTACAATAGCTCCTGTATTTTCCGAAATCTGAACCAATTCAAGATAAGATTGTGCTATCAAATCTCGCGTATTATCAGCGATATTCCTTGTTTCCGTATTTATGGAAAGTAGAGCATCTGCTTTTACTGTCAGTAGATTAAGTGATTGAGATTGAATAATATTCTGATTCTTTATTTCTTCTCCTGCAATCTGCAATGCTGTAAACCGCCCGTTCAACTCTTCGCCGGTATCTTGACTCATTGCCTGGAAGCCTTTGGATGAAGCTGACTGCGATGTTGATTCTTGCGAAATTTTATCATATCCGGTTGCTGCGGCAAGCTCATCACGAAGCTTCATGGCTTCATCCACATAACCCATGTACTCATCCATCAGCTCCTTACGTTCATTATTATCAAGCGTACCATCATCTTTCATGGCTTCACCGAATTTGTCATACCATGTTCTCAGTTTGTCACTAAACTGTTCACCGATGGCATTTGACAGCATTGCCTGCATGAAATATTTGGATATGTCATCAGCAACATCCTCAGCACTCTTCTCCATGTCCATCAGACTGCTTACAAAACTGTCATACATGGAATCGAATGACATTCCGGTCAGACCCTCATAAAGATTATCGGTCAACTCCTCCAGTTTGCCGGCCTGCTCAATATAATCATCAAGTTTATCGGTTACACGTTCACCATAACCGCCTTTCCCGGCATTCTGCATCTTTGTCCATATATCAACATTACTACGGAGTTTTTCCATCTCTTCAGGTGTCAGCTCCCATAATGAAGAAGTTCCGGTAAAATTCTTGTTTATGTTCTGTTGAATCCATTTCAAGTCTTCGGCAGACCATCTCATGTAGTATTGCCAGCTCTTATGTGAATTATGGTAACCTGCCTGTTCACGGGCGATATTCAGATAATTGGAGTTCTGCTCTTTCTGGTATTCATAAGCACTTCTATACGCAGCTACGGATTTCGTTCCTTTGCTTGCCTTTATCTCATCTGTCAATGATTCGATAGAAGTCTGTAACGTCTCATTACGGTCGGTAAGACGATTAATGGAATCCTGTACCTCCTTTGCATTGCCACCGATACCGAACAATTTATTGAAACCACCGAAAGTAAGTGTGTTCCACATACTCGCACCGGCTCCAAAAACGCTTGAAAAAACATTCTTGACAAATCCGTCGAAGCCTTGTTTTTCTATTCCGTCAAGCAGAGAGAACACCGTACCAACAATACCACCTATCTTACTTCCTGCCTCAGAAAACGTATCTACAAGACCAGCAGCAAGATTCCCTATTTGAGATAGAGACATTTCAGATGAACTGCCAAGCTGGGTGACGGTATCCGTTAGTGTTATCAAACTTTTTTGGGTCTTATCCGCGCTTCTGGTTACATTCGTTTCCGCATTCTGAACATTCTTCTCGGCTTTGTTTTTCTTTTTGAGAGCAGCTTCTTTCTCGGCATCCGTACCACTTTTGAGAGATTTATTATACTCATCCTGCGCTTGCTTAAGTTCGTCTTGAGCAATGCGCAAAGCATCCAGTTGCTCCGGCAAATCTCCAAGCAAACCGCCTTTGTCGATGATGGTACTCTGAATATTATTCAATGCTTCGTCAATCACTTTTTTCTGGTCGACAGCCATGTTCTTATACTCATCGGAGTTTTTGAAAGTCTTTAGCTGTTGTTTTACCTGTTCAAGTGATTTTTTGGAAACCTTGTTCAAATCACCGAAGATAAGTTCCCAGTTGATTTCTTGTTTGAGCTTATCCATATCCACAGAAGACAATGCTTCTTCCATTTCCTTTTGGAGAAGCTTCTTTTCGCCTTCGGTAGTGACTTTGGCCATCTTGTCGTTATACTCTTTTGTTATGGCGTCCTTTTTCTGTTGGAACGTCCCGTATTCTTTCAGATAGCGGTTCATAGCTTCGTTTTGGGCTTCCGCTTCCTGCTTGTGCGTTTCCGTCACAGCTTGTTGATACCTCTTGAAAACATTTTCTTCGGCTTCGTCAAGTAAAGGGGACTGTTGTTCGTATGTTCCGTCTTTCTTTGCCTTTTCACGGGCGGATTCTATCGCATCCAGTTCTTTCTGATAGTCCAAGTCTATTTGTGCCAGCTTCTTTTCCATTCCGTCAGCCCTGAGGTTGATTTCATCCTGCTGGTTCTTACGGCGGAGGGAGAGAAGTTGTTCGGCAAGCTGTTCTTGCTGTTTCAATAATTTCTCTGCTTCTTCTTGACGTCTTTTTCTTTCTTTTTCACCAATCTTTGAAGAATCTTCATTCGGGTTGAATATCAAATCATTGACATCTATGTTTTGTGCTAATTCATTTTGAGATTTATTTAGCTCGTATATTTCACGTCTAAGTTTAGCAATGCCTTCATCTATTTCTTCGACCTTACCCAAAGCTGCACCAACCATCATTTGTCGACCTGCATACATATCGGGATTCGCCTCTCTGTCTATTTTATTTCTTAATTCAATCTGTTTGTCAAGTTTTAGTTGCGCATTTTCTCTTTTAGCATATTCTTCTGTTATTTTAGCCTCATTTTCCAATATTTTTTTAGCATTCTCTGTCATTTTATCCTGTGCAGCCCTCGCACGTGCAGATGCAATAATCGAAGAAGTAAGTCTTGCATAAGCGTCAGCTGCCTTTCCCGTTAGAATTTCTTCTTCTGAAAGATTTTTGAAGAAATCAGGATATGATTTTTGTAGCTCATCAACAGCTTTTTTTCTTTCACGAATAGGCTTTGAAGCATTTTGAGTAGCTTTATATAATAATTCCAACTTTGTTATTTCAGATTGAGCATTTTGAACTCCTTTTAATTGAACGTCATTTAGTTGTTGTTGAATATCAACAAGAGGTTTCATGACATTCTTAGCATTAAACAGCCCTGCAACCCAATCCACCACCTTATCGCCATAAAGAGTAAGCAGTGTAATACCAACCGTTAATACAGTCTGCCAGCTAAACAAAGACGATACCACTTGCTTCCATACTGGAATCGCCGACTGCCCCGACTCCTTCAATAGTTTATATTCAGTTCTCGCCCGTTTAATCTCATCTGCTAAAATTGGAATATTATTCGATATAGCAGAGAAAAAAACTTTTGGACCGTAAGCCAAAGAAGGAAGTTCGCGTCCTACTTGCTGAATAGACATACTAAGCCCATTCCACTGCTTACCATAATTACCTACATTACGTTGATGATTGCCAATAGTGGTATCAAGTTCCTTTATTTTTGTATCCGCTTGTTGAATAGACGCAAGCAATTCTTTACCAAAAGGAGAATTGCGCTCTTCTTCTGTCAATTCGCGATAAGCTATCCTCATTCTTGATAAAGACTGGGATAACCCGTTCATGGAAGTAGCGGCTACATTATCAAGTTTGGCATTATTGTTCAATGCTTGTCTCACTTCTGACAAAGCAGTTTTATGTGTCAATAATGAATTGTTTAGCTGTTCAAGCCGTTTTTGTTGAGTAGAAGACAAGGAAGAATAATCACCTTGTGACTTGTTGATTTTCTTGATTTCAACATTAATCAAACGGATAGCGTTCATTTCATCTATCATTCTCTTGACATTCTCTTCTCTTGTGCCAAGAATACCGTTTATCTCAGTTCTCAGGTCATCATAAGCCTTTGCTTGTGCTTGAATGCTTGCTGTTTCAGCCGTGTTTGTTTGTGTTGATGTATTTCCACTCTGTGTCGGAATCACTACCGGTTTAGAAACTTGTTCTTGCGCTTGAACAATCTTTTCAGTCGCCTTATTGATTCGGCTGGTTGAAAGCATAATCTTTCTTTCCGCTGCCGCAATCTTATCCACCAATGTATCGTATTGCCCCAAAAGGGAGGTTAACTGTGATTGCAAACCTTTAGCTATATCAATATCGACCTTGATATTAATACCCATCAATGCTTTTTTGACATTTTCTATCTCGTTCTTCAGTTTGCGCAACTTCTGAACATCACTGTCTACATTTGAAATAATGCCTGCCATATCTATAATTTTTTTTCTATTTGTCTACCTGCATACAAGATACCATTAGTCATAATAACTTCAAACCCTTTACTTTCGACATAGCTTGCATAAGGCTGACCGTTAGCCAAATAAAGCCCATCCTTTGATTTTTCGGAATAAATCAGAAGATTCTCTGTATTTCTTACCGCTTCGGAATGAGAACCGTCTGATTCCACCCACATATCTACTATTTTCCCATTACGGACAACACATCCCCCATTTGCATTATTCAAGTTGCCAGTCCTATTTTCATAAGTCTTGTTAATCTTCGCATTTCGGGTGGCGTCTCTCCCTATTTGAGAAAGGGTATTATAATATCTATCGTCTACACTTTCAAGTAACTCATCTAATCCAGATGTATCTCCTCTAAACTCCATTATTTTTTCATTTGTGCTAAATTCGACAAATACAAGTTATCCAGCAATATTTCAAGTATTTGATATGCGACAACGGAATAATTGTCGTGAAATAATTGGAAATGATTGATTTTTGAGATATTTTTGCAAACGTTTAAGTTAATAAATGTACTGTCATGAAAAATACACTGCTTCTGATATTGTCAATATTTGCTTTTTCAAGTTGCAATAAGTCATATAAATATGTGGAAACGGTTAAAGAAAAATCATTATTCAGCAACTCTTACAATGAGAAGGAGGAGGAACCTAAGACGATAAGCTCAAAGAATGATTCCCTTGCGTATTTAGAAGCATATCAAAAATTTTGCATTTCTCAAAAAGTTTATAAAGATATGACTAATCAAGGAATAGAGTTTGTTAATATTCCGATAAAATTCTCACTGTACAACTCAAACGGTGAAAAAGTAAATCCGTATATAAACCAATCAACCCTTGACAATATAAAAAATAATGTTATGTCTTTAGATGATAACATTGGAAAAACAATATCGGACATAAAAAAAGAAAAACAAAATCCTATTGATTCTATAACAGTAAAAAAAATATCCTCTTTATTTACATTTAACAAGGACGAATTTGACCCACGTGAACTAACATGGATTAAACCAAAATCTGCTCCCCAATATACCAACCAGAATGGAATATATTGTTATTTTATGAAAGATATTGATGGGGTATCAAACTTTAGACTCAGAATACAATATTATTCTGACGATTGGTTATTCATTCGCAAATATCAATTTTCTATTGACAATAAAGCTTATGAATTTATCCCCAATAATGTAGAAACTGATTCAGGTAATGGAGGATATATATGGGAATGGTGTGATGAAAATATCCATTCCAATAATGACATTGAATTAATAAAGGCACTTTCTAATGCTAAAACTGCAAAAATAAAATTTATTGGAAGGCAATATCACGATATAAAAACCATATCACAAAAACAGATTAAAGGAATAAAAGATGCCGTAAACTTATATCTCGCAATGGGAGGGAGTTTGTAATATTCATATTAAGCGCACCCCAACCTAATGAGGTGCGCATTATTATTTAAGCAGCATCTTTACCTAAGAACTTTTCTACGAAGTAAATTTGCCCCTTACCAGTCACTTTGGTAGTAGTAGTGACCAATACAGAGCCATCCGGCTTGGTGATGGTGGTTTTCTTCAATTCAAAAAGCCCCAATTTCATAGCTTTCTGCGTTGGCTGATTGTAGTAGTCACCCTTTTGGCAAAGATAACCATTCTCGCGCATCCAGCTAAACAAACGGTTCTGACCGATATTCACTCCATTTTGTTGCAGTATCTTTGCTAATTCAGCAACCAAGCAAGAACGTTGAGAAGTTGAAACGGCATCGGCAAAAAGGACTTTAGGTGCATCTTTCTGAATCTTCTGTTCGGCTTCGATACGCTTCTGTTTTTCTTCTTTTAAGTTGATTGCAAGCTGAATCAGAAAATCAGGTGAGGTCAAAGCTTTTTCAAGTGTATCGCTGGTCATGTATGCACCATGTTTGCGGATTGAGGGCAAAACTTCGCTTGTAACCCATTTGCGAAACGGTTTTGCCTTTTCGCTGTCACTGCGAATTATCACATCATATAAACCGCTTTCGGTTATAAATGTAACTTGTTGATTTCTACCTAACGAATCTATGGTGTCCATTTGGCGGACATCATCTTCTTCAAGCCTTGACCTGACATTTCTTGCGTTAGCAATGCCTATAACACCGCACACATCTGCCAAACAAAACAAAGGCTCATTACTCTCATTCATCGCGATTCTTACTTTTCCGAACTGCTCATTTTGGAAAATCTGAATATTATTCATACTTTTACACAGTTTAAAAAATTAGACCCCACCAAAGGCAAGCTCCTCACTTCTTACCAATGGCGGGGTTATATTTTTCAGCCGTGAGGATAGCTGCGTTGTTTCTGTTTGCAAACTTATTATATAATCGTGTAAGAGAGAGATTTTCACTTTACCATAACACGACAATCGTTTCATTGTCGTAAAGTTTTTGGCGGTGGTCTGATTTTTATCTGTTTCATAATCATTTAGTCAATACATTGTCTATCAATCCACGAAGTTCTTTCAGTTCTTCTTCGGTCAACCCATACACATTGCCCAATGCAGAGGGCTTTTCAATCTTTAAACCGTACTTTACCCCCCCCTGTTGCTTCTCTTTGGGTAAAACGGCAATAGCAAATCGTTTACTCATTTCTTGCTGTTTTAATTAATGACTATGTTCTCAGATTCTCGTTGAATAGCCTTAAAGGCGGCGGTCTTGCTTTGAGGTTCATAACTATGGAATTTATAAGGCAGCCTTTAAAGTCGTGCGAAGACTGCCTTTGGATAATCGTGTTATTTATACACTCGGATATATTCTAAATCCCTCTACCAGTTTCCCTTCAAAATCAGAAATCAGCTTGCGTATCTGCTTGTTTTGATTATCAGCGTTTATATAGTGTCCTGCCAAATAATAACCCTCTACATAAGCGTTGCCTATTTGGGAGAAGATATTACGCAATCTTTCTTGAAATGGAAGTTTGTCACAGTCAAAGACACCTGCCATTATTTCGCCATAAACACCGTATCCAAACCCTTTTTCATCTCTTATTCTTTTCGCAGTTTCTTTCAACCTTTTATTGAAACGGTTCAGTTCAGACTTGAATATCTTTTCGGCATACTTGGTGCAATCATTCTTGCGAAGCATTTCTTCCATTTCGTTGAAGGCATTAATATACGCTTCTTTGAATTGGGCGGCTACCTTACCAGTGAAGCCCATAGCCAAGAAAGTAAAGCCGTCACGGGTGAGGTAATACATGGGTCTTCTTTCACCTTTTTTATCAACATATTCAACGGGCGCAAAATTGCGCCGGTTAAATAACTCGCTACATTCCAATGATTTAATAGCCCTTAATACATCTTTATGTGCTTTGCCAAAATACTTGGCAACCACCAATGAAGAGGTTACCGCTTGTCCATCTCTTACTTCAATCAAATCAATTTCACATGAAGAAGAATTTTCCATTTTAATAATTTCTGTTCTCATATTCGTTCCTATCTTATGTGTTTATACTATCTTTGCGACTAAATTCGTAGTGCGACATAATCGCATTATGTGTTTATACTATTTAGAGCGCATTGCTTGTGAAGGTAGTGCGCTCTTTGCTTACCACCGTTTTACTTCTTCTTTTAATTCGTCATACTTGCCGTTCATTAGCATTTCGACTTCACGATGAAAGTTTATATCAGTCAAGCGAAACTCTATCAAAGCACGCTTGTACGCATCGCCTTTTCGGTGGGCATTGATAAGGCGCATCATCTGTTTATTATCCAAACCATAATCATTTTTGCGATTAAGGTTAATTGCCCTACTTCTATCGCTTTCTCTCAATTGAATTGTTGCCATAACTTTTATATTTTATGTTAGTAATTTCTTTTAATCACCCACATAGTGAGCACCGAAACGCCCGTAACTATACGGATTGTAATACGCTGATTGAGGTATTGACAAATCATCATAAGAGCTACGCTTTGCCGGTTGTGTCAAAGCGGATTTCATAGTTTGCTTCTCTGCCTCTCTTATCTCTTCTTTAGAGATACGTTCTTTCTCGTTAGCCCAAGCAAGTTTCAAACAGTCTGCCCAAGTCTTCACACCGTGAGTAAGAGAATACAGTTTCATGTACTTCTTTATCTGATGGGCTTCTTTCATTATCTTGCTTAAATTGTAACGTTTCATAATTGTATGTTTTAGCATTTATACTATTTCGTTGTACTTTGATGATGCAAACATACTACTTAAATAGTATAACACAAAACAGAAAGGACTATTTAATTAGTACATTAACCTTATTTAATACTATTATAATAGTACAAAAAACAAAGAAACGTACCTTTGTATAAAATTAAAATACACGATTATGAATCTAAGAATAACAGAACATTGCAAATTACAAGGTATTACCCTGCAGGATTTAGCTGATAAAATGGGGGTAGCCCGTTCGACATTAGCTAATACATTATCAAAAGGCAATCCTACCATTGAAACCCTATCTAAAATAGCGGATGCTCTCGGAGTTGAAGTAACAGACCTTTTTGAAAAATCTTCCGATGAAGTTATAGGAGCTGTTCGCATAGGAGATAGCACCCATGTTATCAATAGTAAGGAGGATATTAAGAAATTAGCTGAGAAATTATAAAATAAGGAGATAATACTATGAGCGAAAAAAAATTCAAAGAATATGATGTAGTAATAAATACACAAAATGGGAAGGAGTATTATATTACTCAGATAGAAAAAGTGTATGATGTAGATTTAGGTCACTCAGTTTTTACGGGATATGCAGAATGCCATCCTAATAATTTAGATGATAATCTGCCTAATTATAATAGATTCCCTATTGATATTTTAGAACTAAAAAAATGAGAATATGGAAAAGAAATATATTATAAAAGGTGTTTTAAATTCCTCTGTGTTATCTATAAATTCTTATGGAACATATAGCCTGATAAATATTTCAAATATATACCATGATGCGAAAAAGATTAAATTCTTTGATTCAAAAGAAGATGCAGAAAGCTACATTCAGCAAAATAATCTTTCTCCTGTCACGATAATGGAAATTTTTATATAAAAGTAAAGCCGGATTTCTCCGGCTTGAACTTTATCCGCCATTCAGCCCCATATAGGAACGACGTGAAAACTTACGAGCATACTGTTTATCGGTTAATTCACCGAAATTGCCTACACGTGAATGAATATTGCCAGCATACTTTCGATATGCGGCATTAACTCTCTTCATTCTTGCATCAGAAATGTTAGTCTGCGCTAATCTCCATCTCTGTGCCGATAAATCATCTAAACTTTTTCTTCTTTTTCTGACTCAGCTTTAAATTTTAAAAGTTAAACAAATATACAATAAGTTTCTGATAATTTCGCCATATCTATTTCTTTTTCCTACGATTAGCCAATTCCTTACCACTGATTCTATTCACCTTCTGACCACCATATACTGCGTGTAATTTATCCCGTTGCATCATCAGCAAATTCCGATAAGGGATAACTTCAAACACTTCTGTATAACTCAGATGAAGCGTGTCAATCAGATGGGCTATCTGCCCGAAGAACGTTGTGTTTCCTACTGTTTCGGTCTTGCTGCCAGCATCGACACGTTCCTCATCGAGCTGACACACTGAAAAGCCGAAATATCCATCATGGAAAAACACACCTCCAAAGCATTCCTAACTTCTTCAAAAGTCCCGTTCTCCAAATTATCAGCCAGTTCCTCACTGCCACAGATGAAACAAGAAATGCCTTTCAGCATATCTCCAGTAATTTCAGGAAGTTCTTTAATAGCTTCCATGACATTATCTCCAGTCATGCCGATATTGGAAAAATGATGAATGGCACGACAGATAATTTTAATTGTAGGAGGTTTAATGGTATAAACCATCCCTCCTATCTCCACATTCATGAAATCCAGCCCTAACAAAGCATTAGAAACCGTTTTTGCTGCTTGATTCATATTCTTAAACTAAAAGGGGGAATGGTATATATCCATCCCCCGGTTATCACTCTTGTGCTTTTACCAATGTTATCTCTTTTTTAAGAGTGGTATCAACTTCAGAAGGAGTGGTTTTAATATCTCCTGACTGAGTGACGTACCCCACTTTCGACACTTCATAGTGAACGGTAGCCCCAGCATTCACCTGCTTTGACTTGACCGTTGCACCGTCCAGCTTTACGGTCGCATCGGAAGGAGTAGGTACAATGGTTACTGTAGTTCATGCCTGCAAAGCTTTAATCTGCCCTTCTTCATAGTTATACTCAGAAGAAACACCTTCGATTCCCGATTCCTGCACCAAGCCTTTTACAGCGATTGCAATTGCCTTATCCGTATTGGCTTCACGGGAAACAATACGGCATTTTGGGAAGATGAACCAGACATCATCATCGGTCAAACAGAACAATGCTTTGTTAATGACCACTTTATCCAAAGCACGCTTCCAACCTACATCTTTAGATGTTGCCTGAATAACATCGCCACCCATGAACGCTTTCTTGGTCTTCCAGTCATATTGTCCGATAGAGAAAACGGGCGATACTTCTCCCGGCACATCATCGTAACGGTAATTTTTTCCCGTTAATTGGTTCTTGTACCCAGTGACAGAGGCTTCCGTTTCCTCAATCTGCCACGTTTCCCCGTGTACATTCAAAACCTCATCTTTCGCTTTGATAGCGGCTTGAATCAAAGTCTTTGCGATTTCGGGGGTAATGTCTGCCGTTACCTTATCAATATCGGCAAACAAGATTCTTTTTATTCCTACTGCTGAAATCATAATCTTATAGTTTTACATTTATTACTTCAAATAAAATTCTCACATTCACGTAATGGCATTTCAAAGCTGTATCCGCTTCCGTGCCAATTGATTCGATAGAGTAACGATAGGTTGTACCGTCATAGGTGCTTACTACATCATCAAGCAGCTTGCCAGCCTTTCTTTCAAGTTCGTTAAGCCGGATTGTGTTCGCTTCATTCTCGCTTAAATTGGGTACACATAGATTCACTTCTGCGAAAGCTTTCTTCCAATACTTTCCCGGCTGTTGTTTCTTCGTGTGGATGACAATCCTTTCGGACTTCAATTCACCCGTCAGCGTTTCACCATCAGGCACTATATCTACTCCGAAAGCCTTGCAATCCCGGTAGAGAATGTTTCCTATGTCGGTAGTTACTATCATCTTTCAAATCGTTTTTTACATCTTTCCTCAGTTCTTACTGCTGCACTTCCCGCCACTTCGTAACCTTTGGATTCTACGAATGACGCATAATCAGCTTCGTTTTTCAGAGTCAAGCCATCTTCATTAACCTCATAATCATTCGATTCTCTCAAATGCCCTGTACAGTCCCGATAACTCCCAGTCGCTTTTGCATCTTCAACGAACATCTCCCCCTCTTCCTTCATTCCTGCAATAACTTCTGTTTTACCTTCCTGGAAGAAATCATCGACATCCGAAAAGTCTGCATCTATTCCAACCATATTACTCTATAGGAAAAATAGTTTGTTTCCAAAGGGCTTTTAGCAACTCCTTCACCTCTTATGCTTCCATCGGCATTCAAACAACGAACCTCTGCACCTGCTTCAACCTTTGACGGCTTGTCAAAGACTACCTTGTACTTGAAATCATACAAAGCACCATTGATAGATACTTTCTTTTCCGCACTTACATCATCACAACGGCATTTGCATACCTCCTGCCAGTATTCACCACCTGTACCGGGAATGGGTCTTCCGAACTCATCCTTAGCCATCGGAGTGATAACTTTTACCTGCAATATGTGTGGAGCGAATATCATAAAAAAGTCACTTTAGGTTTGTTACTCAGTTCGTCTTTCAAACCGTACTGTTTACACAGAAATGAATAGTAATCCTTAATGCCTTGAATGTTCCAAGACATAGAAAAACCGCTTTCGCTGATGGAAGTGGCACGAAGCAATAGAGAGGGGATGAACTTCGCAATTGCCACCGACACCCGTGTTTGGCAATCCTCGTTCATCTCACCCCCTCCGCTTATCTTTGCGTTCAGACATATATCGAAAAGGTCAGCCTCCGACAAGTTAACGCCGAAGGTCTGAAACTTCTGTAATATATAATCGTTTACTGTCATGCGTTCATCTCACTCAAATCGAAGTTCACAATCAGGTTCGGGTTCGCAATCTGCGGAATCCATTCGGCTGTGTATTCCAGATAGCGACCATTGCCATCCTTGTAACCTGAAATCAGCATATCGCCATCTGCCTGAGTGTAATTACGTCCCGGTACACCATCCACAGCTTCATAAGGAGTGTGGAAGCGCATATAACCGATTTTATCCTGCGGAAGCAGGGAAATACGACCATCTGCATAAATGGGGATATTCTTACCTGTTTGGTCTACCACATAATCTTCCTTGATTTCAATAGTCGGAAGTCCGATACCCGTAAAAATAGCAGAAGCCAGTTGCGAAGTGATAATCCCGGTGGACATATACATCTCGTTGCCTGTAAGCTGCATCTTGAACTTATCACCGAACTCGCTTGACCCGATGATGTTCTTGACGAATGTGCCACGGCTCATAATCATCTTGGGGAATGTGCCGTAAATAGATTTCAGTTCATTCAGTTTCTGCTGCAAGTAAGTGACGAAATAGTCTTTATCCTCTGTGTCCGGCTTGATAAACTTGAACGGCAAGTCGATGTTCAATAAGTCAATTCCTCCGGCATTGTCGTCCTTGTTCTTCACGCTTGCTGCTCCAGTCATCAACAGAGAGCCTACGATAATGTCCATACGCTTGTGTGGTGCCAGCAATACCTGACGGTAATCGTCATAGATGAAGTCCACGATGTCACGCATGGCAGCCTTCTGGTCTTCCGGTTTGGCAGCATTATACTTGTCTATCAAGTCCTGTAAATCAGACAAGCGGTCGATTGAGATTTGGTATCTATCACCCAAATAGGCGATTTCGCCATATCCCGAACCAATATTCCTACGTTCACGGATAGGCTTTTCACCATAACGGGAGTTGATGGAACCGGCCATCACACCCGTAACCTGACCAATGTAGTCTTTGAATACACGGGTAGTTGTTCTGCGGAAGTCAAGATACTGCCGCCAGTAGATAGTGTCCTTTCTCGTTTGGAGGACACGCTGAATCACTGCATTTACAATGTTCGGGTCATTAAACAATGTCTGAATAGTTAGCATCATATCTTAGTCCTCCTTCCTTTATTTTGTTGCGATTACACCTGCTGTTCTCAAAGACGCCAAAAGAGCATTCAATTTCGTATGTGCATCTTCTTGCCCAGTAGCATCATCCACTTTAACACCCTGTTTTACACCTCCAAGTGCGGAAGCAGTAGCTGCTGCTAATGTAAATTTGTTAGCTTGTGATGCAACACCATCCAATTTAGCTTTATCTTCCTTACTCATCAAGCCATCCTGGCTGGAAGAAGCCTTTGGAATAGATACGGTTTCTTTTTCTTGTCTAACATCTGGAGCATTAAACTGGAAATGCGGCATATTAGCCTTGTCAATATCAGCGAAAGGCATTGCCAGCTTGGTAGGTTCAATTTCAAACGCGCGCATCAGAAGAGCTACCAACACGATACCGTCCTCTACCTGTTTCCTTTCATACAGGGCTGAGTTTGCAATAACCTTCGGAGTAGTTCCGTCTGCTGCCGTTGCTTCATAAAGAACTGTTCCAGCTTCCAAATCCTCCCCGAAGTCTGCCGCCAGTGTCAATTTATCGAAAGCCTTGTCAGACTTGTCGATAGCATTAATTGTCGCTCCATGTGCGCCGTTACCCAAGTGCATACCCTTGTAAGCCAAAGAGTTCTTTTTGATTTTCAATGTGGTATTGGAACCTGTTGTAAACTTTTCATATACTTCCACACGGATAGCCACTTGGGATGTTTTCTTCACCAAGTCAGCTGCAATCGGTGTGAATGAGGGCAAGTACGAGCCGACAACGAGGTTGGTTGTGTCCAACTTGTACGGGCCTCTGCGTCTGCGTCCGGTTTCTACGTCGTAGCGTTCTTCCTGCTCAACTTCCGGTTCAAGATTATACTTAAATCCTGCTGCCATAAAATCACTGTTTTTGTTGTTCTACAATTTCTTTAGTGTCGTCTGCAATCATTTTCGCAAACGCCTGAGTCTCATTCTCCAGTTCTTTTTTTGCTGTATCTGGAGGAACTACACCCTTAAAGCCATCATTCGCAAACTCCTGCTTCAAGTCCTTGAAGTATGCGTCCAAGTCCTCATCGTCCTTAATGGCGCATCGTTTGACGTAGTTTTCGGGAATACCATACTCCTTTGCCTTTGCCAAAATCTGCTGGCTACGTGTTGCTTGAGCCTTTTCTGCTTCAAACTGTGTTAGCTTATCAGAAAGGTTCTTGTTGGAGTCAATTAAAGCTTGCGCCCATGCAGGCACATCGTCTTTATTCTCTTCCGTTTTGGTAGTAGTGGTAGTCTCGATTGGCTTACCGTCTTTAAGGTTATGCCTCTTCTCGTAGTTAGTCACTGCCGTTTTTGAAGCATCCCCGGCACGGAAATCACCATAGGAGTTAAGCACGTCCGAAAAACTGATACCCTCAACAATGGAGTTTACCTTTGTCTCGTCCGTTACACCCTCTGCCTTTTTAGTAGCGATTCGGGTTAAGATAGCAGTGTCCACCCCAGCGAATTTCTGTTGTAGCCCTGCCAAGATTTGTTCTAAGATTGTCATACCGTATGAATTTGATTTATAAATTTCTACGGTAAATTTCGTTATTTATAAAGAAGGTGAAAAATTATCAGATAGGTGATACACGACAATGAAACGATTGTCGTAAAATGATATAAAAAAGGCGTGAAACCGAATGGAATCACGCCTAAATATTCTTCTTATGAACTAATCAGAAACCCAACATTGCAGCAGGAGGAATATTCAAAACTCGACATAGCAACCTCGCAATTTTGAGGGTCGGTTCCGAACGTCCAGAAATATAGTCATTCACACGCGATGGACTTATTCCAATCTCACCAGCAAGTTGCTTTTGACTCATCCCTTTCTCTTCAAGGGATAGCTCTATCAATTCCGCAACAGTCGGTTTTTCTATCGGATAATGTTCTTTTTCGTATGCTATCACAATATCGGACATAACTGTAAGCTCCACCGCATTCTTATCATTTGAAGGCGTATTGTCATCAACCAATGGCAGAAGTTCCTCCACTCTCGCCAAAGCAAATTCATACTGTTCTTTCGTTACTTTATTCATACTTCTATCTCTTAAATGGTTGAACAATCTATCTTATCGTAATCTTTATGAGTACCAACCCAGCGAATGAAGACGTACCCAATTGTAAACTTAACAACGACAACCAACCGATAGTTGTTGCCTCTGATATTGAAAACGTAGTGTTGGTTGCCTACATAGTCAGCAGAAAGAAAATCCACTTTAATGTCTGATAGGTTCTTCCATTCAGCTTTTTCCGCTATATCATACCAACGTTCTAAGGCTATGCGTGAATCTTCATAGCCTTTCGTCTCGTAGAACTCTTTCAATTTCTTATGTGATACAATCCTCATACCTCTTTTGTTTGATGCAAAAATATGAATTAATTTTGAATTATAAAATTTTTCCAAAGATTATATTCTACAATATAGAATTTAGCAATAAAAAAGCGGAACTAAATTAGCTCCGCTCAATAGTACGATAAGAACATGAAGTAATGAATTATCCTTTGGAGTTAGGAGACGCTGCATTGTTATTCTTTGCCGCTTGTTCCTCCTTGATTTCTGCAAGCTCCTCTTCTACCCTATCAGCGTTCCCAGCAAACATAATGCCCTCACGTCTTGACCATACACCACCACTAACAGCGGAGACAGCCGTAGTAACCTTATCGTTCAAATCATCAATCATATATGGAACCAGTTCTGTTTCTATGTCAATGGTCTGCGATGCCTTGCTAAACTCGGTTGGATTGATAGAGCCTAAAGCGGAAACAATGAAATTTACTCTCCGCTGCAAGAACTCGCCGATAACCTCACCGTGATTTTCTACCGCCATGTGTGCACCCATGAACATAAAGCGGAAAGCGGTTCCTGATGCTTTGCCTACCCCCTTCAACGTCTCAAAGGATATTCTTGGAGTGTTTGACATATCATAAGCCATATTGGTGAGTGTTTCTGCTTCAAATTTTACGGTATCTGGCACCTGATTCCATGTTAAATATCGTGCACCAGCCCCCTCTCCTTCCAGTTTTACCATTCTATCCTTTGTCTTACCAGTGAACCCTATCACTTCACCAATTAATTCCAAAATGGGGAAAAAATGATAGTCAATGCAATCCGCGTAATTAGAAAGAAGTTTTTCCAACCGGACACGGAAAGTCTTAATCTTTTTGCAATAAGGTTCGGGCCGATAAGCGTAGAGAACCGGTAGTTTTGGGAATCCATGAGCAAAAGGAGTTCTTTCTTCATATCCTTTAGACAAATCCCATTGATAAACCATTTTGTCCGTGATAGTCATAAAGCAGATGACCTCCGAATCATCCATGAGCTTCTTTTTATACTCACGTGAGAAAGCAATCATTTTACCTTCGTCGTTAAAGAACGGGTATAGCTTATCACCTCTGAATGGAGACCATAACACGCTTTTCAGTTTCTTGGTGGGCTTGACCTTGCCACCGAACGTAGTTTTAACTTTCTTCCAAAACTTTGCCCAAAACGAATCATCATCGGTAACATACCAATATTCTGCCGCTTCTTGTTCGGAGAGCCAGGCACGGACAATCTTCTTGTTTTGGTATTTGATTTTGTTGGATTTAAATACAGCCTTTACCGCATCCAGCAGCTTCTTTTCATCATCATCAGTCGGAGTGCAATCCATAGACGGTTCTGTGCCGACCGTGAAAGCAGTTTGAATATTCACTATATCTTGTTCCAATGGAATGGAAATACGGTTCACCGGTTCAGTCTTATACTTTGCTTCGATTTCATAAGTCTTACCAGTTTTTTCATCGAAGTGTTTCTCAGCTTCTTTTTCAAGAACCTTTCTGTCCGGATATTTCTTTTCGTCAACCATGATTTCATGGCGTTCCGGATTCCAATCATCCCAAAGTTCACAACGGTCAGGAAGTTTAGTCTTCCTACCTTTCTTCAGGTAGTTTATCTTCTGCCCGATGTCAGACAATGCTAATATTTCTTCTAAATTCAATGGCATAGTTTATATTTTTAATGTGTGAATATTCCTGTTAAATCTTTCGGCTTCTGAATTTTACCAAGAAGCTCACCCAATACATAGTAACGTACAGCATCTATTCCGTGATTGTCATGGTCTTCCGGTTCGTTGATATAGTTCCCATCCTTATCCTTTGCCCAGACATAATTTCTGTACTCCCTTTGAAGGTTGTAAGAACGCTTGGTTATGTAAATATCCATTCCCTGCATCTTGTCAATACCGGCATTGATAGAGCCTTGCCCTTTCTCTACCGGGTAAATCTTGATACCTCCGTTATGGATTTCCTGAATAAGTCGTGGGTCTGCACTGTCAGCTATCACCTTTAGATTCCACGGACGGAGAGTCTTAATTATATCCCCAGATAGTAAACCTGTACGGTAATCCACTTCGTCCAAATATAGCGCATTGTCTATGATTCCACATCGGATAGCTGCTGTAGGGTCGTTAGTATAACCAAAATCCAGCCCAATTCCGACCCTCTTACACCACATCGGGAACTCATCCACAATACCCCATTTCTTGAACACAGCACCCTCAGCCACATCAGCCCAACGACCGATAACCACATGAGCATATTTCTCCGGGGTCTTCTCCTTCATCTCCTCGACTTCTCTCAGAAACTCAGGAGAAAGGTTCTCGATATTGTCGAAATATGTCGTATGGATATGAAGGACATTCGGATGAGTGGAAATCTGAACCTGCACACCATCAATCTCTACCAGTTTATGAGTGTTTTCGATGTATTTCTTGTAGATGAAGTGATTGGAATCGCAAGGATTCATAATGATGATAATCCGGTTCTGAATCCCTTTCTTACGGATGGAGAGCATTATCTTGTCGAACTCATCTTCGCTTGTCCACTCTTCCGCTTCATCGCAGACGAAAGTCGTAATGCCTTGAATGGATTTCAGTTTTGCTGTCTGGTTCCCGGAAGAAGTCTTGATACCCCGAAACATGATACGGCTCTTAGTCATCTTATTGACTATGTCCGTCTTTGTGGTCTTGAAATATTTCGTGGTACCGTCCAAATCTATCTTCTCCATCATTTCGGGGATGATAGACATACCGGCAGAAACCATCGTGTAACGGGTGTAAAGAATCTGATGAACTATTTTCTCTACGGGAGTCATTTCAAAAGTCAACCGCTCAATAAAGGTAGAAGCATTGAAAGACTTTCCGCTACCACGCCCACCGGTGATAAGAATTATAAATTTTTCCTTATCCTCATATAATGGATGGTAAATTTCTTGAGGTACTATCATTTCAGCTTGTCTTTAATCCAAGAATCAATGTTGATGCCATGCTCTATATCTGTTGGAATATCAGCGTCTTCATCTTGTTTGCGCTCAATCTTTCTCCAATCTTCATCATGGTGGTACAGCCAAACGGACATTGCTTGCAAATTAGGAGCCAACTCGCTTTCGCTTACTTGTAATTCATCTTCGCCCGTCAAATTCCCTTCTGAATCACGGAGCTTTCTTACCACGGTGCTTTTGGTTTTTATGCCACCGAGAGCCATTGCAAGGAATTTAGCCCTTACAGTGGCATTGATTGTCGCGCGCCCACGCGCTAAGACTTCGGATATTTCGGTATACTCACTTTTCTTTTCGCAGAATGTTTGAGGCAAAATCCCTATGGCATAAGCAATTTCCTTGTCAGTGAATCCCTTTTTGGCATACGATTCCACGAGAGAAAGAAATTCCTCGCTTGTATAATCAAACTTAGGCTTTCTTCCTCCTTTACCTTTTCTGTTTTGAGATTCACTATTATTCATAAACTTATCCGTTACTTAAAGCAAATTTCCCCGTTCCAACCCTTTTATTTCGATTAGAGAAAAACCACATACCTCTTTGCTTCATAGATGATTCAAACGCATTTATAACACGTGCAGCCCTTGGATTATTTCCATAACCCTTTTGAATTGTACGAGCCTGCGCCTCTAATCTCCGAAATTGTGCACTTAATTCATTCAAACTTTTCCTTCTGACTCAATCTTCTTCTAAATTTAATTAATCAATCCTTTCTATTTGTTCATCAAATACTTCTCCCTTTATGAACTTCATATCAGGGTCATACCCGAACCTTTCGCAGAATGCGGCTTTAGCTTCATAGGTATCAAAGGACAATATCACATAGGCATCCATGTTCTCGGCTTGCTTCTGTGCGTTTTCTTTCACCTGATGCTTGACCTCTTTCATGTGGGCAACCTTTTCGGCACGTTCCAACTGCTTGGCGGCTTTATCGGCTTCTTTCTGTTCGGAAACTGGGACCATCATATCAGACAAAGCATCCGCAATAGAGTTTTCCTCTTCGGTCTGCAAAAGATAGTCGACACCAATCATATTCAAGTCAGCATCGGTCAGACCTGCATCTTTCCAGTCAATATCAGGAACAATACGGGCAAGAGCGTCAAAATCCCATGTACCTTGTGCATTCGGGTTGTTCATTAGAATGTTTAACTCCTTTTCCTGCTGCTCGTCCACGTCTATGACATCGACACGAATACGGTAGTCGTTATCGGGAAACTTTTGCAATTCGTCCATGACAGACAAACGCTGGTGCCCGCTGACTACGGTAAGCCCGGTACGCTTATTCACAACTATTCCACCTACCAATCCGAATTTCTTGATGCCACGTTTCAGTGTCTTACGTGATTCATCAGATAGTTTTCGGGGATTATAATCCGCAAAGTGAATGGCAGAACGATTAAGTTCCACCGATTCACTCTTTATGTATTTTGATAATTCCATATTAGCCGTTGCTTAGACCCATGTATTGCCTATTCGTAAATCGTTTAAAGACCATTCCGGGAACATTTCCAGTTATTTTTTCAATATTTTTAGAATATCTTGTAGCCGCTCCACGCACTCTATATATTCTATTCTGAGCACGTTCATTGGTTGCCATTCTTCCTATAGAATCCAATATTCTATCCCTTTGTGAAAATATTTGTGCAATAGATTTTCTTCTAACTCGGCATTCCTCCTATTAATTTTGTTGATTATGATACTCCCAAAGCACTCTTTCAGCCATTGGGAAAACTTTGTAAATTCTCTGTAAATCCTGCGGGTAATTCTTCTCCATCCAAAGCATACAATCAAGATTGAAACCTACTCCCGAACTGGCTTTCAATGAATACCGAACTGGTTCAGGTAAATTGTGCTGCCTCATATAAGCAAGAATATCCTTTTGTGTCCAATCAGCCAAAGGATAAACCATACCGTTATTCTCGTAACCGTTTACCTCATACCCTTTCAACATAAGCCTACGATTCATACCATCAGCTTTTTTCATGCCCAAGAATGTATAATAAACTCCATGAGTAAGCTGCATAGCCTTTACCACATCTGCCAACTTCAATAGCTTTACTTTCGGATTTGGCACACAATACATACCGCCACGGAGAATATAAGTGAGATTCCAATGTGGTACTTGAACAAACTCTATCTTCGGATACTTGGCTTTAGTCCAGTTTATCCAACGGTTAATATGCTCCAAATTCTTGACAAAGTACATGAACACGCAAACAATCCGGTCAAACTTCGGATAGACTAAATCAAGCAGAACAAGCGAATCCTTACCAAGTGATAAAAACAGTAAAGCCTCATTCGATTTTACCCGAATGAGGTCTATATAACGGCTCGCTTGTTCTACCTTGTTCATAGCTAACCACCACTTAAACCAAATGAAGTACGAAGGTCACTATAACGCTGTCTGCGCGACCCCAACTGTGATGTACCAGCTTCACCGCCACGTCTGGCAACCAATCTACCACCAGCCCCGGCACCGTTCATATTTCTGCGAGGCCCGGCTACTCTGTTAATTCTTCTTGCGACTCTGCTTTCTAATTTTAAAAGTTAAACAAATCAATCTATATGTTTTTCTAATATCTTACCCAAAGTATAATCCATTTGTGCAGCAAGATATTCTTCGCCTTGATGTTCGTAAACAATATCATTACCGTTTTCATCTGTGAGAATAACAGCTTCTGCTGCTTTCACTTCAACGATAATATAAGGACGTTTACCTGTATATGCACCTGTCAGAAGCTTGATTGCATCGTACTTGATAGGCTTTAATTCTATTTCACCCTCTTCAGGCAGTTCTGCATCAGCCGGATATTCTTTACCGCCACATAGGTAAGTGATATACTTCTTAGCGTTGGTTGGCCTGATTTCACGGTATTCGTGGGTTTTCTTGCCTGCCAAAATTTCATCGAAATACTTCTGTTTGATGCTTAATGTAAGAATGTTCATAATCGTGTCAAATTTAAATTAATACTCAATAGTTGCGGAAACAGGACTCGAACCTGTGACCACCGCCAAGTCAAAGCGGTAAGCTAACCAACTGCTCCATTCCGCGATAGTACCCCAAAGGTACTACCATAACCAAAGATAACGAAATATCTTCAATCGTTATACACGACAATCGGCTTATTGTCGTGAACTAAGCCATTTGTCCCGTCTTTCTCTACACGCCTCTAAGGTAGGCGCACAACAAGCAAAGAGTTCACCACTTTCAGTACGGTAGTCGTACTGGTACATTCTCACTCTCTTACCTCTCAACCTGGTGTTGTAGGTAGTGTAATTCTCTTTACTGGGCTGGCATACGCTGCAACCTCTTTCGTCGTTAATTGAGTTCATAATCATTTATCAATACTTACTTAGTAATTTGTAAAACATTCGCCTTTTCTCTATGTATTTAAGACCGTTTCGTCTAAGACCTCGCTTTGATTTTGATACAGTCATTTGGCAACCTGCAACGCCAACGTAGATGCAATTTAAATGATGCCTTTTAGCTTGTTTGAAAGCCCACCAAATCGCTTCACGACAATATCTGTAACTATCATTTTGAACACCTTCATAGCCTTTTCGCATTATGAAATGTCCAATTTCGTTAGCCTCTTCTTCTGAATAGCAAATAGTAAATATATTATTCATCCTTTCTTTGTTTTACTTGTTCAACCAAAAACTTTCTAAAATTATTCTTGTACTGGCTGTGAATGATTTTATACTGATGGGATAGGTTAGGCAATTGTTTGTAACCTTTGCTATACAAGAATTTGGCTACTAATTCAATCTTTTCACGGTTGCTGAAACCTCTGTCCTTACACATGTTAGTTATACAGACATTCGCCTTGCTGGTAGGCTTCTTTTCAACTGGTGGCATGTATTCATGTCTGTCATAAGCGTGCGTTCTTGGATAGCCAACCTCTTCACCTAAATATTCACCTGTGATGCAATCAAATTCACCACTAATTAAACTATCTGCTATTTCACCCATAATAATCAATATTTAATGTTTCACATTCAATCTTTCTTCACTCGTATAAGCCACTACAAGCCCAGTTTCATCATGCTGTATGGTGATGTATTTTTCACCCCTTTCTATAGTAGAGAAGTCATAAGGGGTTACCATCTTACCTAACACTTTGCCCAGTTGTTTCATCAGTGGGGCTTCGGGGCTGATAACTAAAACTAAATCCGCTTCCATAATCAATCTCTAATTTCTATTTGAACATTATATCCAAAGCGTGCAGCATATCTACACAGTCTATTGATAATAAGTAACAAGCATTCTGTTTTAGATGATTCAAAATTAACTTGTACCATTTCGTCACCATTTACATAAAAAGCCATTGTTTTCATAATCGTGTATATTGTGGTAGCCCGAAAGCTACCAGGTTAAACTTAGAACTTCTCTATTTTAAGATTGTCGTTAATGATGAACATACGTCCACATTCTAAAATCACGTATGTATCTGTAATTCGCTTTATTACTCTTACTACATCATCGTGCGATATACGCGGCGTACCATCTGCATAGCAACCGTTAGCTAAATCACCTGAAACTCTGTATCTCAAACCTACTGTAATTTCGTTTATCTTCATAATTTTATGTGTTATGCAGGGCTTGCGCCCTGCTGATTAAACATTTAATATTGTAATCTCTTTGTTACCTATTTCTGTATCTACGTTCAGAACCTCATATTTTTGAGCCTTGTAGTTATAAACAACTTCACAGGTATTGAAGCCTCTGCCATCTTCTCTTTGGTCATAAACAGTATCTATATGCTGATACATTTTATTGCCTAACATGAAGTTTACCTTACCTGACGTGCAGAAGTAAAATGCTACTGCATATTTCAATGTCTTCTTTTCATCAATCTTCTTTGTTGCCATATCTTATATATTTTAATTGTTATTCAAACTATGTTTTTATTATTATGATGCAAATATCAAATTTTATTTTGAATAAAACAAATTTTGATAGAAAATTTTTCAAATTATTTTTTGATACTATTCTTTATATATTCTATGTATAATTTGAAAACTATTCCTATCTTTGCATCAAATTATAATTTGAATATCATGCTAAGAGTACAAGAAATCTGCAAACAGCAGGGCATTACCATGCAAGACCTTGCTAAAAGAATGGGAGTGACATATCAGGCCTTGTATGCCGCAGTGTCCGGCAACCCTACCATTGGGAAGTTAGGAGAAATTGCAAAGGCATTAGGTGTAGGAATAACTGACTTGCTGAATGAAGATAAGGAAGAAAACACTGTTGTTTGTCCTCATTGTGGAAAAAAAATTAAATTAGAGAAAGGAGAATAATATGGACTATTTAATAATTGGAATACTGTTCTTCATAGGGAACATTGTTTGGAGTGTTATCTTATTGTATTTTCAGTCTTACGCCAAAAAGAAAGGAGAAGATTTGGCAACAAAAGAAGATATTGCAGGGATTACTAAAGAAATCGAGTCTGTAAAAGATAGCTATAATAAATCATTGGAAGAACACAAAATTGAACTTCAAAAAGAATTTGAATCATATAAGTATATCAATGAATTGTGTAACAGCATAGATAAGGAATTATTAAGAAAGCTTGTTACTTGCAAAAGGGAAATGGAAAATGATTTTAGAATACATCGAGACAACGATGAGTATGGTTCTTGCGAATCATCAATCCAATCATTATATGATTACTTAAAAAATTATGATGTAAGATATAAGCACAATGAAAACGTAAAACTAATTTTTGAACATTATGAAATAATTGAAGGACTACATGAAAATTATGAGGAAGGATGTGGCCCGTTTGATACACCACAGTACATAGAGGAGCTTGGCAGAATCCATAGTTATGTTGATAGACTAATAGCTATTTTCTTACCAAAAATTTCAATAAAGCCGGAGCATTAAAACTCCGGCTCATTAATTGATTAGCCCTTTGATTCTTAACCGATTTACGATTTCGGTATAAAGATACTCTATATCCCCGCTGAAATCCCCATAATTCTGATACAAAAACACGACATCCGCACAGTTGTCGGAAATGGTACATTCTGATTGAACACCAAGAACCCTTGCTAATTCAGGTCGTAACCCTGCTGTCATTTTTCCACCGGCAAGCGAGCTTGGAGAAAACAGATACAGGATAATGAAAATGAACTTCTTCCGCTGGGTCACACTGTCAATATTCGGTGGGCATCCTCTCTCATTCAGTAACTCAATGAATATTTTGTAGATTTCATGGATAAGGCTTTTGTCTTTCAAAATCGGGGCGGTCAAGGCATTTTCTTCCTCTGAAAGTTCTGATTTCTCGATACGAATTTTTTTAAGACGAATGATTTTATTAAAATCCAGCTCCATAACACGATTATTTTAAAAGTAAATAGTATATTTGCATCATAATCGTGTGAGGGAGGATTGAGTGGTCGTGCGCTTGGTTCTCCTTTTTTTATTTTACAGAGTTATTCTTTTCCTGAATAATCCGATTTTGCTCGTTCACCTCCCTACCCCATATCATAGCGGAATAGATGGCTTTTGCATACAAAAAGAGTTCCTCACGACTGGTAAGGAACTCAACTCGAAGGGCTGCACATTTCGCATCAGTCCAAACTGTTTCATCTTTTTCCATTTCTCAAATCATACTTCTTTATATAGTTATCAACAGTGGTTTTGCTCACTCCCAATTTCTTTGCAATATCTTTCAGGCGCATACCGCTGACAACAAGTTCCCTTACTTCTTCGACATCAACTGTTACCCGGTATCCTCCACCCTTCTTTTCAATCGCTGAAATAGAATTGAATAGTTTTCGCTTCTTCTCTGCATATTCAGGGGTAAGCTTATCTTTTGTTACATATATGACTGTACGACAGTCTATACGTAACGGGAAATGTTTAATACTTTTTCCCATGTTTATTTTCTCTCAATTCATTGTATCCATATTTATTCTGTTTTGAGCCATACGGCAGACGTCCAACCGCCGTATGGCAATATTTATTTCTTCATTAACCCAATGCGCTCTTTCAAAGTAAGAAGGTAGTCGTGCATCTGTACTTTTTGAACCTCCATTAAAGTAATCTGATTTTCACCAGCTATTTCAACAGCATCTTTTCGGCCAAGAAACAGGACTAACTTATTATGTTTGTCCATCAACTCATTATATTCGATATACATACGGTCAAGAGGAGTATCAGCTACCTTGTATGCCTTTTCAAATACATCTTTAGGCGACCAGCTTTCATATCCATATTCATAACGGACATGATAACCCTCATCGTCAAAATTTTCCGTTGACGGTTTTTCTCTAAGAAGATGTTTCCCCCACGCGTCACCTCTTGTCATAGGTTCTGCTTCAATCTGTTTTGTTCCAATATACTTTTTCATATAAATATGGATTTTACAAAGCCCGTCCAAGGCTATTTAATTTATTTCTCTTGTCGTAATTACTCATACGGGGGCATTTCCCGTCACATCGCATGTTCCACATACATATTACTTGCCATACTCGATATGAATGACTTTTTGTAGCATTGCCCACTGTAGGGGCTGTAATGCTTGCAGTGTTCCTGGTATTCTTTTCTATTCATGGTTGTATCTTTCTTTTAACTCTTTCAAAACAATCTCCATACCTTCATCCAGTCCTTTCTTGTAGCCTGATATATGCTCACCTATGTTGTAGACCAAGCATCCTGCAACGATAAGAATAACTCCTACAGTCCTATGCCAATAGGGTAGGGATACACTGAACGGTGAGAATGTCAGTCGAAAATGACCGATGAATAATGCTGATATGATAAATATCGCAAGAAAAAATATTAGGTTTGCTTTCATAATCATATAAGTTTTAATGCTTCTTGTATTCCAGCTTCCAGTGCTTCCTCGTAAGATTTATAATGTACCAAAGGTCTGTTTGGCAATTCTATTACGTCATGTTCCGGAATTGTTAGTATTGTATATACCCAATAGTCTCCACGCATATAGAATATTTCAATATGTAGGTTCTTGGTTTCACGCAGCCACTTTTGGGCGATATACAATGTTGGACACAAAAATTCAACTGATTCGTCATCTATTTCCATACAACACGACATACTTTGCGGAAGGTTATATTTTGTAATAACCTTATTACGGTCTATTAGGTGTTCACACTTCCAATTGAAGCCCTTGTCTTTCAGCAGCTTCGCAGTCTCTAATGTTACAAGTTCTTCGGTCATGGCTATTGTCTTTTCAAATTAATAATCTTCGTTTCGTAGTTGTCAAGCCCCTTTTTATGGGTACGGATAATCACTATACTATCATTGAGATAAGTCACGCTTCCCTCACTTGTACGGTGTTCTATAGGGTATTCTCCAGGGTTATTGCACCCGAATAGTGCAACTGTTGCCAAAATGATAATTATTTTCTTCATACTTTAAAGTGTTCAATCAGTTCGTTTACGGTAGCCTTGTGAATGGCGTCCAAATTCACGTCAATATCATTAACCCAATAAGTAGAGAACTTGATTTCAGGACACAGAATCCATTTATCCCCATCCGTAAACCATTGGTATTTGTCTGCGTCATCTCTCAATGCAGCTATAGCCAAGAAAAGTTCTTCGTTGGTTCCGCAATCAACACTATCGGTTTCGTCAGGATGTGGAATGTTACTGAAAAACTCAACACTATATAGACCGTGTTCGGGTTCAGTGAAAATACATAAATCTTCGTTAAGTTCCGCCCCAAACAATCTATATCCCAACTCCTCCAACTTCTTCCGAAGCTCCGGTGTACTTTTTCTTATAAAGCACGGTGTTGTAAATCCCATAGTTATTCCTCCTTATCTATTTTTGATTATTTCTCCAGCGTTTTTAGGTGTTTCACGATAATAAGATGTAACAGTTACTTTGCCACGTTCAACAAATGCTTCGCAACCAATAACGGCACAAACAGCATTAAACTCATGACACACAGATAGCAGTGAACATCTTTTACAGTTAATTTTATATTGTACCGCTTCATGCAGCACTCCATCTATTATTATTCCGTTCTTTATTCCCATCTGTTTCTTCTTTTTTTCTCAATTCTATCACAATCAATCCAAATAATCATAAGTATAGGAATGACTATTAATAATGACAAGCAAAGTATTACTACTTCAAGAAAATCGGTTACTTCCATGGTTATTTCCCTTTCAATTTCTTTATTAGTGCATCAGCATAGTTAATTGATTCAATAGATATTGTTTCAATTACATCTATCTTACTATCAGGGTGCTCATCCAAAAACATTCCTAAATTTTTCATCCAAAAACTATTTGATATTAAACCTTGTATAGCGGATTTTGCCAATTCATAACGCCTTTGCTCCCAATCAATAGTTTCAAAATTATCAAAGAAGTCGAGTTCTGACACTTTGAAATACCTACCATTCACTAAGGCAGTCCCATCATCATATAAGTCTTCAACCTCCACAATTTCCCCGGTTGCTTTTATTCTCGCTTTCATAACTGATTAGTTTTAATATACCCATTTTCAATACACCAGCACAACATCTCGTAGGCTGCATCAATTAATAAATCATCAGTAAAATGCTTGAGGCAATCATCTATATCTTCAACATTTCGATATGCTATGGCATCTCTTTCAATCATCCATGCAAACAATATTTGTTTGGACGGAAATGGATTCAAATAATGTGGCAGCTTATCGAGAATGTTTTGCAAGGTGTAAGTGGGAATTATTTCCCAAAATGCACTATCCCGTTTTTGGTCTATTACATCTTCATATATTTCAAGTTCCCATTTTGCATTTTTATAAGAAAGAGCGTAACACCAACACATGCTTCCATCGCTTGTGTCCAGCCCAAGCTCCTGCAAATGTTTCATCTGTTCGACTGATAATACTTGTTTTGATTTCATAGTTTAGTCCTCTGTTTCTGTTTCAAAAGTATTGTATTCAATATCAGCATTACTAACGCATTTGGGCATGTTCTTATCCCGTTCTTCCTTACTCAAATAAAGAAATATATCTTCGTCTGGATTGGAAGAATAACTATTTCCGTTCCAGACTGTTCTAATTATTCCATATATCTTCATATTTTAATCTCCTTTCTCCTTAATCCGTTCCAGTACATCCTTGTTGGCTTCGAGTATCTCATCAAAAGAGGGGATGGGAAACCATGCAACAACATCATCTATCACTTCATCATAATAGCCGCCATTACTTTTCATCCATTTGTTTTCAGATGAAAAATACGCTTTGAATATATCACCATTCATAACCATTACAATACAGTCGCCAGATGTGTCACAACCAGCCTTGTCACAACCAGCCTTGTCCTCAACGCTTATCCACGGAGATTGCTTTGCCTGCCATTCAGCACCTTTCTTAAAAGCCCGTAATGCAACCGATTTTGCCAATGCCTTGATAGCTATACAGTCTCTTTCATCATAGGCAAGCTCTGCATCTTTATTATATGTACTTTCACTCCAATGAGTGCGGGCTGCTTCTTCTACTGTCTGTTTCATAACTTATCCTTATTGAATGTTCTGATTTATGTAGTTCACAATCTTTTCCAACTTGCTTGAAGCAAAATTGGTTTCATGATTTAATCCTCCATATTAGGTAGTAAATCTTCGATGTATGCCCAGCGCATATAATGATTCTTTTCCGAAAGTTCTTCCCATGGCTTGCTCTTGGTTAAATAGACCAAATCATAAGCACTGTCAATATCCTCCACAATGAGCATCTTCCCTTTGTCTGGCCTTTCGCTTGCATCATGCCACACGCTGTTGATTCGCCAGTTCGCACCAGCTATATAAGCCCGTTCTGTTACATCAAGTACTGCATCGCGAGCACCGGCATCATAATTATCTTCTTCAAAGTTTATCTCAAAATCGCTTGATTCCAATATCTTTTGGAGATAGTTGTAGGCTGCTTCTTCTACTGTCTGTTTCATATCTTCTCGATTAAATTATTACCATGACATCACGCTTTCTGGCGAATATAGAATCCGTTATATAGTACGTGATGGCTTTCTCTTCCGCATCTCTCAATAATTCATGTTTAAGAATCTTATAGTAGGAGTTGGTATGTTCTGTATAGACCATGATTTCCCTTACCCGTTTCAAATCGTCTAAAAAGGATTGAGGGTTATGTTCCTTTATTTTCTTTATATTCATTTGTTTTCCTTTCTTTTATTCCGTTCCCGATTGTCTTCCGAAACACACATTTTGCACCATGATGTCTTGATGTGATACACCTTTCCGTTGCGATAGATTGTCCTGTCATAGAAGCAGGATAGTAAAAGCGGTCTTTTGCAGCGGCTGCACACCTTGCGTTCTACACCGTCCACCATCACCCGGTTCCTCGGTTTCCGCTTCACTATCTCGCACGGGCCGCATTCGGATGCACCGTACTTTCGGCAATAGGCAAGGGAATGCTTGCCACATTTCGCGAAAGAGGTGCAATCGGAGCGGGGGACTGTCTGATGAACATTCATACTGCATCATCCAATAAGTCAAACAACGTGGGCGCGCTCACTTCCATTTCTGCTTCATACAAGTATGAAAGGCTGTCTTTCCAGTAATCGTAATTCAGTTCAGTAGATAATCCTTTACGTCCTAAATTAACAGCACAATAAGGAACGGTTCCGATACCACCGAACGGGTCGAATACCAGTTCGCCCTTATTTGAATACCGTTCAATCAGTCTTTCGACAATATCCAGCTGAAGTGGGCAGATGTGGTTCTGCCGTTTCTTCTGCGACTGTCTCGTATTGAGTGTGCGCATTCGGGTTACATCATCCCATATCCAGGGCTTCTTGCTTACCGGGTCAACGGCCATGAACGTTTTAGGCAGCTTTCCGTAGGCTTCCAATTCCTCAGCGAATGATACATGTTCCTCGTAGTTATATATATGCTCGCGTTCATAATTCCTGAACAAATGGCGTATTTTATCAATACCGGCACCTTTCATATCTTCGTATGACAACAATGAATTGCCGGAGGATTTCCAGCTTGCATGAGCATCTATCTGCCAACGGGCAAGCGAGTATTCATTCTTGTTTTTTACCACCGGCAAATCAGCATAGGCTCGTGAGGTATCAGAAGGCAGCTTGCGGAAAAGAAGAACATATTCCGGGCAACCAATACCCATCTTTGAACCGTCCTTACACATTTCAGTATAGCCAAGTCGGTAAGTCTGGTTATTTTCCCTTACTACATCCGTATCCACTGTTATACGCCCCATGTAGCGGAACCCGTGCTTCATGTAGTGGAATACAGTCATTTCACTGAACGGGTCGATGGTAGGCATACCGTCACCTGTGGCGTTGCCAAACAGTACGCGGTCTTTCACATGGATACAAGCCAACCGGCCAGGCTTCAATATACGCATCAATTCAGGAGTAAGGTAATCCATCTGCTCAAAGAACTTGCTATTGTCCTCATTATGCCCGAAGTCATTATAGGTCGGAGTGTACTCATAGTGGTTGGAGAACGGGATGCTGGTTACAATCAGGTCTACTGAATTATTTTCCATTTTCTGACATTCAAGAACATTGTCGTTATTTATGGCCCTCCAAAGTTTACCGGCTTTCTCTTCCCGACTGGCGAACATCCACCGCATCATTTTTTCCTCTGCCTGCAAACCGAACAAACCGTTCTCGCGGACTATATCGGTCATCTTGGCTACCATCTGGCGGTGTTGCGCCCACTTCTGCATGAAGCTCTTGTATATCTCTCCCTCGCTTTCCGCATAGACCAGATAAAGGTCAACCGGATGCTGCTGCATAAACCGGTAGATACGGGCTATTGCCTGGAATTTGTCATTGAAACGGTAGTCGATGAACATGATTGCCTTGTGGCAGTGGTATTGGAAGTTCAAACCTTCACCAAGCATTTCAGGTTTGGCGGCCAGATATTTCAGACGTCCGTCTTTGAAATCCGCTATCACCTTGTCCGCTTCATCATCATCCTGCGAACCATATACAGCCTTACATCCGGGTATGGCGTCACATAATGCCTTCCGTTCATTTTCCAAGTCATGCCATAAAAGGAAATGGTCGTCCTTGTTTTCCGGGCGGTTGATAATCTCTACCACACGGGCAACCTTTTCCTGCATGTTGTCCCGGCGTTCTTTCGCAGCGTCGGCAAGACCGAGAGCAGCCTCACGAAACATCTTCACTTGTCCGTCACGGTCGGCTCCGGCAGTGGAGTTATCCACACTAACCACTTCCTCATGTACACGCAGTTCAGGCAGTTCATATCCTATATCGGGATAACCGAGGTCGGACGGTTTAGTGAGGAACAACGCCCATGTACTTACCCAAAGCCAGAACTCCTTTTCCTTATGCGGGTAAAGAGTAAGATTATTTGCCTTCGTACTGTCACGCTGAAAAAAACGGGTAAGCGCCTGCCCTGTATCCATCACACCGAGATAACCGGCATAATGTATCAATTCCTTGTATCTATTAGGTGATGGTGTGGCAGTAGCGACAAACCTGTACGGTACTTCTGCAAACAAGGGAAGAAACTCCTGATAGGTCTTAGTACCAAAACCACGCAGTACACTCGCTTCATCCAATGATGTTACGGCAAAGTAGGAAGGTTCTATTCTTACCCCGTCTTCACCGTCACGCACACGTTCGTAGTTTGTGACCATGATGTCGGTCGGGCATATCATCACATCAGCCATAGTTCGTACATAGGTCACTTTCATGTGCAGATGTTGTTCCGCTTGTGTAAGGAACTCAACTACTACACGCTTGGGACATACTATCAGCCCTTTGCCACCTTTGTGTTTCAGAACTACCCGAAGTATCTCCAACTGAGTAACGGTTTTCTGCATGCCGAAACTGGAGAATATCGCACGGCAACCGCCGGACACCGCCCAACGAACAGTATCTTTCACATGGGGATATAGCGACGGGGTTAATTCATCCGGATTGACTTCAAACCCGGTCTGACGACTGATGGCCATCTTGTCTTTTAAAAATTCTATATATTCTTTCATCATAATATTTCTTTGTTTAGAACCACTCTTCGTCCGCTCCGACCTCTACCGAAAGCCAGTCCATGAGGAGGGTTATAAGGTTATAAATAGGTTTCATTTGAGGGAACATCCTTCGGTTTCCAGTCATTAGGAACTTTCGCCCATTCTCTGAAAGCACTGTCGAATCCGTCAAGGTCAGAGAACATATCCATCTTGGCGGTATCGGTGGTTACGAGGGTAGCAAACTCTTTGAAATACTTGTCGGCAACTCTAACAAAGTCGTTGTGCAGCTTCTTCAAGTCTCCAAGCAGAAGACCGTTTTCAGCCATTAAATCGCTTGCTTCTTCCACCAAGCTGTTGGCTTCACAGTTCAGCAGGTGTGCAGCGGATAGCAACATGTTCATTCTGTCAATGCTACCATTGGCTACGGCGGCGTCAATTAGTTGTTTTCTTGGTTTCATAATCGTGTATCTTTTTTCATCAGTTACAAGTAAGTCCTTAAACAATAGTCCGCTATCCAGTAGCAGACAAAATAAAAAGCGGCATACGCTGTCAAGATTGACAGAATAGTCGCTATCAGTTTTATATCTTTCATCTTCGGCTTTCCCCCTCGATTTTTATCACATTAAACATCTCTTTCACCCGGTCGGCTATATAGGCTCCATACCGTTGAGAGAACTCCTTGTCCGGGTCAAGATTGGTAGTCATGTGGGTATAGAAATTATATCGCTGCTCATAACGGAGTTGTAAAACGGTCTGAATGGCATTTATGCCCGTACCAAAGTGCTTGGCATCCATAGGCTCCCGTCCTACCTCGTCAATGGCAAGATTGTGCATACATGACCTATCTGTGTATAGGTTCAACCCGATAATACCTTTCTCGGCAAACTGTAAAGCAATCTCGGCAGCACTGGTAAACTGAAAGGTCAATCCAGCATCCGCGCCGCCAATACAATAACGGGCGATTTTTGCCGCATAGTTCTGTAGCCCTTTCAGCAAAGTGGACTTGCCCACTCCGATAGAGCCGTGTAATAATAATCCCTTGCTTACATCCAATACTCCGGGAATCCCCCAAACCCATTGATAAAGGGCTTTCAATAATTGGCGATTACTATCATCAACCATAAAGACTGGCGAGATTGTTTTCATAGATGCAACGAGTTGATTACGCCAATATATGTCAGCCTGTTCCCTACTCCATTGCTTCTGATTAACCTTATTTACCGAAGACGATTGATTGGATGCCGGCGGAGCTTTTGTCCGGTTCTGTATCAGTTTTCCGATTGCTTCCATTTCTCGCTTGAGATATAATTTCATTAAACTTAGAATTGATATTAGTTACGCTGAAGTTATCAAATATCCATCCCTCTTTAATTGAGGAAAGAAGATACTGAAGGGCGTACAACAAAGAATCATCCGAAACATCCATCTGTTTCTGTTCCCTTTGAAATTTGAGTTTATTCAATAACTGAGACATGGCACCTGCATCTTTTGCAGTCCAGTAATAGCTATTAGAAAAAGTCTTTCTGAAATACTCCTCAAAAAGAAAGCGGGCTTTAGAATTAATTTCCTTAGGTTCACTTTTCTTCCTACCTCCCCCTTTTAAAGGGGGTGAGGGGGATATACTTTTCTTTCTCTTTACTTTTACTTTACTTTGTTCATTATTGACATCATTAATTGAATTAATTCCGTCATTAATTGAATTATTGACATCATTAATCATATATTCGGGAATTAGCTCTGTTTCTTTTCGTTTATAAGTAGCAAGGAGAAATCGTTTCTGTATTCCAAAAGAGGTTAGAACATGATATTTCTCATAAAGTGTGTTGTCGAAAAAGCCGACTTGTAATGCCTTTATCAGTACTTCCTTTACTGCGCCCTCGGAAACCCCAACTATGTCAGCAATAACAAAAGGCAAATCTTCATCCCACACAATGTAATACCCTTCATCTTTGTAGATATTACACAGCAGGCAAATAAGTATAGAAGCAGACTGGGAACCGCATGCTCTCGAAATCTTCCTTATCTTAACATCTGAAAAGAAACCGACATCCATAGGGAAATAATCTATCCCTTGTTTGGTAGGTCTACCAGCCATATTGTTTTGATATTAATACGCATGAATACAGTTTCTTTTACTATCCGCAACAAAATGTTTATTAAAAAGATTACAATAAACCACTCTGGGATTATCCTTAGAGACAGAAATGAATCTTCCTCTCTTACACTTTGCACATGTATCCGGTCGGATTACCTGCTTTTCATTTTTCTTTACCATAATTTAAAATCTTACATTGGTTAATTGTCTGCCATTAGAATAGACCGCCCATTTACCGTTACCACTGTCGTGTAAGCGCAGGTTTGCTACCTCACCGAAGCGGTTGATGTTACCACAGAGGTCAACTATCCATCCACATTCTTTGGAAGGATGCGGGCGGATGGCACGACCGACTATCTGATACCACATAGCAAGTGACATTGTAGGACGTGCCATAACGACCGTATCAAGTTCCGGATAGTCAAAGCCAGTCGTAAGTACACCCACATTAGCTACTACCGGAATTTCACCAGCTTTGAACGCCTCAAGAATATGTTCACGTTCTTTCTTAGGAGTATCACCTGAAACGATAGCGCAACCGGGTATTGACATCGTTAACCGTTCCGCTTCTTTCAAAAAACGGGTAAAGACCAAAATACCCTTCCGTTTTCCTCCGGCTTTGGGATTCATCAGTCTTTGGACAATATGAACGAGATAGCCGTAAAAGTCTATCCGTTCATATTCTCTTTGAACTGACCTATCTGTATAGTCGGCACCAGTAGTATTTACTTTCAAGTTAAGTTCGTTCCATCCCGAAGGATTCATTGGATAGTAATTCAACTTCGCCAAATAGCCCATATCTAATAGGGTTGATACCTGTACATGATAAATGACCTCTGAAAAGACATGAGGCTTTGTCCGGGTGATAAATTTCAGCATAGAACCAAAGTCACGGCTGGAACTTAAACGATACGGTGTAGCTGTCAGTCCAAGAACCTTACACTTCACCGCATCAAAAAAATCTTTGTACATACCCTCTTTAGGGTTAACAAGGTGGCATTCGTCCACGATGATGTTCTTGAAGTGGGTGAACAGTTCGGGATGATTCTTCACACTGCCGATGGTGGCGAATGTTATCCGGCTTATTTCTTTTGAGTTAAAGGATGCAGAATAGATGCTGCAATCAAGAATACCGTATGAGCAGAGTTTCTTGAAATTCTGTTCGAGTATTTCCTTCGAGGGCTGGAACACCAAGGTATGACCGTCAAGCCTTGCGGCTATATCCGCTATGATAAGCGACTTTCCGCTGCCCGTAGGTAACACCATAATGGCATTTGTTTTCTTCGCCTTGTTATTGAAGAAAGAAACGGCAGCATCAGAGGCTTTCTGTTGGTAATCTCGTAATACATAACTCATAGCCCTTTCTCCTTTCGTAACTTCTTATTGAGTGCTTTGTAATACTTAATTAGTTGCTCGTACTCAAAATCTGACATCTTAGAAGTACCAGCAGCTTTCACTTTCAGCAAGTCAAATTTCTGTTGCCCGATTTTGGCTATCAAATTCTCACGGTAGCCTTCAAGGTGGTCGGCACGGAAACGGTTGCACGCACGGCATTCGGCATGGCAATTGTTTTCATCAAACCGTGTTGCCAAATGTGTACGACTGAAATAGTGCCCGCAGTCTGCTTGTGTAAACGGCTTTATCTGTCCACACGAGATACATCTAAAATACCCGTTTGGCATTGCATCACGAAGCCGGATAAAAAGGGAGAACTCTTTATCAAGTTTCGCTTTTAAATCCGGCTTCTTCTTTACTGTTACCCCTGCTTTATCAAACAGAGGTAAAGGCTTGTCTTTCTTCTTGGCCTTTGTTCGTTTTATGTAGTATGGCATTATTTAAATCCCCATTCTTTCATGTAGTCAATGTTTTCAGGAAATCCCTCTACTGATTTAGGACTAAGGAATATTTTCTCACTCTTCAATGGAGTGCCTCCCCAAACAGTAGCAGGGCATTCTTCATATTCTTCTTTAGAAACTTCACTTACATTAAAATGGGGTTGGAAGCCATATCCCATTACGCTTTCCCCTAAGTAAGTACCAAACTTCTTTAAAGCCCATTGAAATGCAATATCTTTATATAGGTAATGTTTAGAAAACACAGCCACATATATTTTATGAGAGAAATTTCCTGTTTCTGTTAAGTCAGGATTACATCTGATACAGAAATACTTAATACGTGAAAGTATTTCTTCAACAAACCTTTCATGCTTTTCGCAATCTTCTTTCGTTAAGAACTCTTTCCCGTCATTTGCAATGTAAATAGTCTTGGTAATTTCTTTTGTTTCCATGCTGTTTTTTATTAAAGCCCCGAAGCGTATTCTCCGGGGCACAACCATTATTTACTAACCCTTGCCATTTATGTGTGGCTCACATTTATGAGGGGCGTAGGGGAATCGAACCCACCAAACCATAATTGGGCAGTGCCAGCAATCATGATTAACTTGCCGATTGAAGCTTCATAAATCAACAAGCCCTTACAACGTATATTGTGCACTTATCCATAATAAGGAACACAGCCAGTGCTTACGCCCCATGTTCGCCCGCCATATCTTCACAGACCGGACAGGCAGGTTAACAAAGTTATTCCATATAAGCCATTGAAAACTCTTTCGGAATAAACCGCCCGACCGGGATAGGTTTGGCTGATTCAATGGCTGTATGTATTTCCCTCTTTCTGAACTCATGTCCCTTTTCTTTGGCTTGTTTCTCACATTCTTCCTCTTTGTTTTTGAGATAGTGGGTAATAAGCATCATTGCTCTGTCAACGTTGAAGGTGTTCACGACAAAAGTCTGAACTCTCTCGTCTTCATTCTCCCCATCCGTGAATGTGATTTTCGTCTCAATCTGATAGAATTTCTTTTCATTGGGCTTGGAATCTCCCTCTTCTTCATCTTCTTCCGTTACAGAATCATTTAAAAGGAATGTATCTTTTAATTCTTCGAGGGTGGCATCATCTACCTTGCGTTCTTTCAAATTATCAGTAAGAATCACGCAAGAATCGAACTCCTTGAGCATTGTCAAGGTGAATCCGAACATATAGTTTAGTTCGATGTAATCTTTCAAGATACTACAAGAATTCTCCAATCCGGTGGCATACAGCAGGAACTTATGTTTCTTGTCCCCTATTTGTGCCTGTGCAAGATAGGGATATAAGAATTTGTTCTCGTTCTCGAATGCCAAGCGGTTCTGGTTGCTGACTTCCACTTCCTTAATGCCGTCAGCTTCCATACTGAAACGAATTTTCGCCAAAGTGTCTTGGTCTATCAGCGTGCCACGGTCAAAAAGAATTTCATTCCGTTCGATGGTTACTGTTTCACCTGTATCTTCATCAATGAAAGACTCCTCCCATGTTTTGAGGACACGTTTTGCAAGGTACATGTTGAGCATCTTTTTCGGGTCAGATGTCACATACCTGATTTCTGTTTTTCTTGTTTCTATCATAACTAAATAAATTCTTGATTTCTTTGTATTTCCTGCTGGGCGTATATCAGCATTTGATGTTCATTTGCAGCCGGCAGATAGATACCTGCCACTGATGCACTCCAGTTACGAAAACGGTCAATACTCAAAGTCATTTCACCTGTTGTCAGCTCGGCAGAACTTCTTAAGTAAGTTACTTCCTTACCTTTCTTGTTGACCGTCTTTCTCTCAAACAAATCACGGTTGCAAGTCCTCTTATAAAAATCAATTTTTGCTTCGTCGAGACTGCAACCGTACTCACTACCGAAATACCCTAAAAGAAGATGCAAGTAGCTGTTTTGGGCAAGCGTGCGGTTAGGTAGTTTCTTTTTCACTTCCACCACCGCACGTTCACTAAACAGCTTGTTTACATACTCCTTGAACTTGGGTATTTGATATTCATTCTTCAAGTCGAACAGCATACGCTAAAAAGGTAAATCGTCCTTTACATTGCCATTAGCATCAACCGGAGGCGGGAAATTCTGCGGCTGTTGCTGATAGGTCGACTGTGGCGCTGGCTGTTGTACCGATGTTGTTTGTTGGGATTGCGATACACCACCACGCGCATCTATTTTGTAGCACCGAATAGATGCCATACGTTTGAGTTCTCCGTCTTGATTCGTCCAAGAACGTCCTTGTAAGACAAATGATACAGTAACAACATCACCCTGATTAAAGCGGTCAAGTTCTGCACACTTATCGCCTGAAAACTCTAAGGGAATAACATTCTCATACTCGCTACGCTCTCCCGTATAAGGGTCGTAAGTGGTAGCATCTAAAATGAACTCCCGTTTTGTAAACGAGGAACCACCGTTTTTGGATGGTATTTGAACAGTTTGTCCGATTTCGGTTATCCGTCCGGTTATTTGATTTGCCATAACCTAATATTACTGGTTCTTTTTATTACATATTGCAATCTCCACACATATCCACAAGGGAATCAAATTCTTCTCGTGAGTATTCAAATCCATTGATTACGATTACCTCGTTACCATTTTCGCCAAAATAAACTCCATCATTCATTTCCAAAGATTTTAGTGTCAGTTATCAATTTTCTGTTTTCTTCCAAGAACCGGACAAACTCTTCACAATGGTTAGTGAGGATTGGTATATCACGTTCAGGATTGAAAACGTATGTTTCTGTATAGGTATCTATCACATAACCGCCTTTGTTGAACTCTACAATGTTGTACTCAAATGTCCGCACATCCGAACCATTCTTCATCAAAGCGTATGGATAAACCAAATGTTGGTGGTGGTCTTTGAACTTCCCTACGGTATAGCTTCCGGTTGCTTTGATGTCGTGGACGCTGGCCGGCATCAGCTCGTCAATTACCCCATAAACCAAAACATTGCCGTATGCGGTTGGAAGAATCGCTTCTACTCTTTGTTGGGTTAATGCTCCTTTGAAGTAACCGGAAAACTCTCGGCAAAGTGAGATTGGGAAAGTAAAAACACGATTATTATAGGTAGCTTTCAAACCTATAACCTCGTTGGTCTGAACCTCATCGTAATACAAAGGTTTACCTGTTTCATCACAAGCTCCTTCGCGTATTACCTTATATACCTTTTCAACCTGCACAGTTTCGGATTTCCGATTTTCAATCATACAGTCAATAACCTCATTAAAGGCTGTTCCCTTGTCTGCCGCTTCACTATCAAACGGTTTGCGGTTAATACGGTCTATCAGTTCTTGAAACTGCTTCTGCCGAAACTCGTCTTCCGTACATGGTGGATTCTCACTCCACCCATAATAACGCTCATATATGACATCGCTATTAAGGTAATTGAAGTAAGAATCCAATAATGTTGCATATATACGATAATTAGGCTGCATCTGAGTAGATTTTAGTTTCCTTATTGAATATCAGTCCCAAAGCCTTTACCTTTGCAGCAAACAAACTTCTCGCCATCACCAAAGAACTACCAACGTGTTCAAACTCATTAATATGAGAGGCGAACTCATTAGCGGACTTGGCATCAGTTATAAATTCGATACTTTCTTTGATTTCCTCTATCACCTTATCATACTTTTCCTGTGCCTCTTTCTTGGCTGCAAGCATACCCAAATACGAATTGATTATCTTGGCAGTGATAAAGTCGTTCTTTGCGGTTGGATTACCATTCTTGTCAAGGATGGTAGGAACCTCCATTACTGAAGGAAGATTGCAAGTATTCTTACCGTCATTTCTTGAAGTTGGGTCAAAAGTGATGGTACGTCTTTGGACGCCTCTTTCGCTTTTCATTTCAAGATAACCGAGCAAATCCAGTTCGGTAACGATAGAGTTGTAGGATTTTTCACGCAAGGCAGGGATAAACACCGTATCATCACCTTCTTTTCTTGTGTCGCGATGGGCAACGAAAATGATGTGCTTGTTAAGCCCCGAAAGTGTTCGTGTCATCCATGAAAATTCGGCATTGATACCGCTCCAATCCTTGATAGACGGTTGGCGGCTACCACATTTATAAGTAATGATGAAATCCATCATCTTACCGATTGTATCAACTACAATGGTCTGATAAGCAGACAAATCCTCCTGCAAGACCTGTTGAACATCACTCCATGAAGTGACCTGTACAGTATCTATGTTTTCCAAATGCGCCATATTCATACGCTTAACACCATTATCGAAATCCAATAATAACGGTTTCGGTGCGCTCAATGCCACTGTTGATTTTCCCATACCAGCCTGTCCGTAAATCATCATCTTTACAGTGGTAGGGATTACTAATTCATTTGATTTTTTTATAAGACTCATAATCGTAAATATTTAAAAGGTTAATCCAATTGTATCTCTCGCCATTATTCCGCTGACATTCGCCAGCGACAAGGCTTGTTTGATTTCTGTTTTTGAATAATAAAGGGGGGAATTTCGGCTTTCTCCTTTTCTGATAGGCTTTATCAGTTCTTTATTCACAAGTACATTGAACCGCTTCCAGTCTATTCGCATCATCCTTAGCCATTTCTTTACATCCCTCAATCGGATAAGGTCTTGTGCCGGCTCATATGCCTTGACCGCCTCCATATAACCAACCTGATAACTGTCTATCATAATGGATTGGATTTCTTCTATATTCATTCCGCCCTCCTTATTATTTCAATCCGTTCTACTCTTAATTCTCTTCCTCTTCTCATTTCGCTCTGTTCGTGATAAAGCGATAGAGAAAATATACATAGCAAACTATAAGCTACAGACATACGAACTGTTGGTGAAAAATCCATTGTAAGTTTCACACCGGCTATCCGTTCGTAAAGCATGGTAGCAAGCTCTCTCCCATTCCGTACATGCAATATATCAAAAGCCTTTTGCAACTGGTTGTTAATTGTGCTAACCGCCCGACATTTGATATTGGCAATTTCCTTTTTCTCATACCCTTGCGCATACATCCGTGCTGTAACCTCGCATTCAGGGGTGAGTTCTGTAAATACCCGTTCCATAATCGTGTGAGCTAATGATTATTTCAGTCGTATAAGCGAAGAAAAACCTGGGCAGTCTGTTTTTGATACCCTATACATAATGTCAAGTTTTCCTTTCAACTTCTTCGTGAGCCGTGCTTCTTTGTTTCTTCGGGCAGCTTCCATTTTTATCCCAGTGTGCCGAGAGTCTTCAAAGGGGATTCGATATATATCCCCAACCTTTATACTATCAAATAACTTAGTTGTCTGATAGTTCTCATCTACTTTAATTTCCTTTATCATACGCTTTAATTTTGAAAAAAATAGTGGTGATAGCAGGATTTGAACCTGCATAAATTGCTAAGTTTATTGCCGAGCAACGCGTTTCCTATTCCGCCATATCACCGGAAAAAGGTGCGCTATCTTCACAGACGGTACACCCAGTACAAACACAAAATAAAACACGACAAAACAATTTTAACCACCCGTACAAGGGTAAAGGGGTAGCTTGTACTCAGCATCCCTCACGGCTTTTAGTACGGTATAGCACTGACCTTTTCTGTGGTTGTTGCGCCCCCGATACCTTCTACGGATTCTACCACGTATCGAGACGTGAAGGGCTTATATTTAGACCTTTCAGCGATACGGACACCTGCCCCGCATACTTGACACCGTAAAGATGATTTTCGGTGCTGAAAGTAAAGTTCATTTCAAATCAATATAGCCTACTACCAGTCACCGCATCCCTGCTATGGCAGCTTCTATATTTCGTTATCTTGGTTAATCTTGTACGGCTTATGAATTACACCGCAAAGGTTTTCACATACTTGTCAAAGAACTAATCAATAGTGCCCTACCCGATTCTCGCTATCAGTTGCCGTTCAATCCGTCAATAGGGCTGTCGTGCGTGATATAATCGTGTGATTAATCATCATAAAAGAACTTCTCGCCCGGCTTTCTGAAAAGCCAGTAGCTTGCATACAAGCAGCCTAATACTATCAATGCCTCTATCATACTGCCATTCTATCAAGTTGAAACTCTATATAATCAATCTCTTCTTGAATAACCTCTAAGGCTTCTTCTTTCGTATCGGTGTTGCAGAAAACGCATGCCTCCGCATCAGACATTTTATCCACCTCTTCAAGTTCTTCACAAGCCTTATCTAAAGCCTTTTCAAAGGCATAAGCTTCTATACTATCACATACTCTATAGTTTCTCATATCAGGCAATTTTTAAAAGGTTAGCTTTCTTGTAGCATCTGAACTCTTGGCGTTCTGTGTCGAAATAGGTCTGGACTGTATCGTTCTTCTTTCTGTTGTCAGTACCAGTGATGGTAGGCATCAGCTTTTCATTTAGTGTACCGTAGGCTTCTCTTACAGAACCATCCACCTTTTGAAAGTAGAATTTCACAATCTTGCTTTTCATCTGCAATTTCAATTTCATGTTAGCCCAAGCGCACTTTAATGCTTCTGACATCGTGAAACCGTTCTTGCGAACGAACTGCCATGCAAGACTCATAACTTCGTGTAAAAAATTCTTCGTGCTCATAATCGTGTGATTTAATATGTTTATACTATTGCACCTTATTTGTAAGTTGCGTATCTTTGTATCGTTATCGTGATGCAAATATACTACCTTATCGCAATATATCGCTATTTATCGCAATAAAATATCGCTATATTGACAATATTTAACAATGTATGAGTAAACTAAATATTGCACAGTTGCGTAAATCCTTGAAAATGAATCAAGAATGTTTTAGAAAAGAAATAGGAGGAATATCACAATCCTATTTATCAGAACTTGAAACTGGCAAAAAAGAACTTACTGAAGAATTATATAATACCATAATTGAAAAATTTGGTAGAAATATTGTAATTCCTTTTATCGAGACCACATGCGATAATATCGCTAAAGATACACCGCATATAAAAGCTATTCATAAAAACTCAATACCTTTATTTGAGCTGGAAGCAGCTTCCTGTGGGATGCCTTCTGGATTTGAAGTTGCAATAGAAGCAAATAAATGTGATAGATATATAATCCCCGATTTAGCAGGATGTGACTTTACAATTAGAACATTTGGACGAAGTATGATTAATCGCCAATATCCTGAAAGAAGTATTCCTGAGCGTTCTATTATTGGTTGTCGAATTTGGAAAAGCCGCACACATATCCGTTGGGGGGAAGTTTATGCACTTGCCACCCCTGATGGAATAGTTGTGAAAAAAATAATGCCATCTGAAAAAGAAGGGCATATTAAATGCGTTTCCTTTAACGAAGAAGAAGGATTTATTCCATATGAATTGCCTGTTACAGAAATCCAAGATTGGGCTATAGTCATTGGAGTTGTCAATATCGTAAATTGGATATAATATTATGAAATTCAACCAATACCTTTGGAATCTATATAAAAACTCTTCGGAAGGGAAAGCTGTTATATCCAGTTTTTCAGACAGAAAGGAATGGATAGACGAGGAGCAACTTTTAGAACACTATAATCCAAGTATCAAAGACAATTTCAACAAGGAAATCATATGCGAAATATTGGAGGACTTTTGGTGTTATAAAGTCTCCGATTTTGAAAGTACAGAATATCCGTCACTTGATAAAGCCGAGGGAATATACGAAGAAATTATCTCTACAGGATTACGGATAGAGGATGAAGAAGTATTGAAGATAGGAGATTTCAACTTGATGCTTGAATACATCCCATTCCTCTCAATGGAGTTAAACTACCTACTTGGTGAATATTTCTTTCCATATTTGTACATTGACAGATTCTATGAACTCAAAAAGTTAGCCGACTATTTTGAAATAGAATTGCCGCCAATTCCCAAGAAGCCCGATTACAAAAATAGGTGCATGTATTATTGGGAACTATGCAAAGTGTTCTACTATTTCAGAATAGGAAACAACTTGACACCTGATGAATTGAGTGCATTCATGTACGATTATGCGCCAAATCTTCTCCACACAGAAGAAAAGAGTGAAATTCCCCAACCATCACAAGCATGGTTTATTGGTGGATTGATTAAAGGGTATGGCGAGCAATGGACTACCGGATTTTGGCAGTCAAACCAGGAAACGAAAAAGGGAGATATTCTGATTCATTACGAAACAGCACCTATTAGTGCAATCACTTGTTTGTGGATAGCACAAACCGATGGTATTATCGACCCGTTCTTCCACTATTACAGCAACACTTATATAAGTAACAGAATAGACATTCCTCACATCACATTAAAAGAGCTTCAGGAAGATGAATACTTCTCCAACCACCTGCTCATAAGAAAGAACTTTCAAGGAGTGAACGGATGGTCAATGAGTAGCGAAGATTATTCAGAACTCCTGCGAATGATAAAGGCAAAAGGATTTGATATAGATGCCCTACCAAAGCTATATACTCCTACACTACCCAAGAATGTAAGTATAGAAAAAGAAAGAGATGTGGAACTACAACTACTGGAACCATTGCTTAACTCTATGGGATGGTATGAGAACAAAGATTTCATTCGTCAATTACCAATACATGCAGGACGTGGACACCGGATATTTCCCGACTATGCTCTGCATTACGATAATAAGCCGGACGAAGAAAAAGCAAAGGTTTTAATCGAGGCAAAACTCTACATGAAGAATAACCAGGAAATAGAAGAAGCATTTTTGCAAGCTCGCTCATATGCTTGTCTCCTTGAATCGACTGTAATAATCCTTTGTGACAAACGGTGTCTAATCGTTTATGAGAAAAAAGACAGCTTTGACCGAGATAGATACAAAAAATACTATTGGGGAGAACTTGAAAACACCGACATTTTCAACGAATTAAAGAACAAACTAAATATTTAAGATT